AAGTTTAACAACTACATCACTTCCAAGTACATCTACAGCTTATGTACCAGCTATTAGAATACAATACTCAGGATATTAAATGAATATATCACAAAAAGGCATTGAGCTTATTAAAAGCTTTGAAGGATTTAGAGCTGTCCCTTATAAAGACATTGCTGGTATTTTAACTATTGGCTTTGGTCATAAAATTGTAGCTGGAGAAGTGTTTGGTGCTATCAGTAGTTTAGAAGCTACTGCTATCTTACATAGGGATGTTCAATGGGCTGTTACAATTATTAACACTGCAGTTGAAGTAACATTAACACAAAATCAATTTGACGCTTTATGTTCGTTTACTTATAACGTAGGGGCACATGCTTTTGCAACATCTACTTTATTAAAACTTATCAATGAAGATGATTTTGCTGGTGCAGCTAAAGAGTTTTTGAAATGGGATATAGCAGGTAATAAGGTGTCTGCAAGTTTATTAGCTCGTAGACAAAAAGAAATGGAGTTATTCCTTAGAAAAAACTAATGATTTTCCCGATGTGTAATTTCTGTATAAATGATATAATATAGGTGTAAAGTGACATTTCGTCATTTCATTATAAGGAAATTGAATATGTGGACATCACCAGCAGCTACAGAAATGCGTTTTGGTTTTGAAGTAACAATGTACGTAATGAACAAATGATTTATTTTGGGTGGTTAAGCCAACATTAGAGGATGTAGTAAGTAAAAAGTTTTTTGGCTTTCATTTTTACATGTAATAACTACTAAATCTACACCCATTTACCCCTAAATGCTCAGGAAGGCTATTTCTAGGGCCTACAACAAGTTTTAGATAAAAAGAAAGGGCATCGTATTGACTGCCCTTTTTTATTGCGTCTAATCGCTTCCTATGAAACTAGTTTTTTATCACCTTTAAGAAAAATTACTGCTTCGTCCAAATCTTTAGCAATATACTGTTCTGTGAGTTGTTGCTTAGACAAAATATCAAAACCAGAAAGAACTACCACATAACCGTTATCAACTTTTGTTACATTTGCTTGATTGAAATTCATACTATCTCCTTTTAGTTACGTACAAAAATTAAACGCACAATAAGTGCATCTATTACCAAAAATGTTTCTCCTTCTTCAGAAGTAACAAATTCTAACCCAACTGCAACACCTGTAATAAATTGTAAAGCAATACTCATTTTATATCCTCCACTGCTAAGTTGTCAAGTTTATGTTCACACAAAGCAAGAGGAGTTGTAATACATCCAATCATTCTTTTGCAAGTGTAATAGTTTCCTAAACGTAAATGCTCTAGTGTTGCATCAATAAGAGCTTTAGTTACTTCTAGGGTTGCCTCTACTTCGTTATACTCATTCCCCATAAGTGTCATGGTTCCATTGAATGATTGCTTTTAATTGGTCTCTTAATCCATTACAAATCTTATCATTCTCTAATTTGTTGGCGTAGAGGTCTTCGATGGTAATGCCACTGGCGGTGTTGGAGGTGTCAGTAATTCCTTTGGTATCTGAGGGCAAGCTTGTCTCAGGGCTGTTTGATTGATTCCACAACTTGACACCATCAGTAGTAATGGGACAAGAAGTAGTAGCGAGTTTAGTTTCATGTACCTTTTCTCCTAAAGTAATATAACTCTTTTGTAAAGAAGCATTATCAGATTGTAAAGATGTTATTACCTTATTGTCAAGTTCTTTCTGTTTCTCAACTTGAGCTAACAACACTTTAGTTTGATGAGCTTCAACTGCTGAATGATACAAATGGCTAAACCACAACCCTAACAAAAACCCTACAACCCCCACAATGGGGGTTAAATAGGTGGTAATTCTACTAAGTAATAAATTAAACATATTCCTCCTTATTGTATTTCACAGGCACCCCCTGCACAGGCAGCTTGCTCTTTAAGTTCTGTGTGGTCATCATGCTCTACTACATTTTTAAGATTGATAGATGTCAAGTGCTTAAACATCTCTTCATATTGCTCTTCAGTACAATCTTCAAAAGGTGCTTGAATGTATGTACCACCATTGTAAGGAAGAACAGAGATGCCAGTGTAGTCATCACGGTTATCCCACATCCACTCTCCACATCCTGCCCATTCATCATCTTTCAAAGAGATAGTGCATGATACGTTATGCTTATTAGCTCCTGAAACATGTCCTGTTGCTACCCATTCTACATTAAACCGTTTAACACGTTCTAACAAATCTTTATAACTTTCTGTTCTAAGCATTGCACCTTCTGGAGCCTTTTGTGGAAAACTCATTACAGCTTCTAAGTGAGGTTTGAAGTGGTCATCCTCAATCAATGCTGGCACTTTAGTTTTCATGTAGGTATACAAAGGTTCATTCTTGCCAACACGCATGCGTCTAATATAATAATCATTGTGCCAAGCATGAATACCACTAGAGCTACCAAGGACGAGGGAGGTTGTCCCTGCAGGTTTAACAGTTGTAATCCTAGCAGAAGGATTAATACCAATAATATTAGCAACACGTTTATTCTCCTCAATAGTGATTGAAGCAGCTTCCTTCAAATCTAGTTTTAAAACACTACCAGAAGCAATGCCAGTCATACTTACACCTAATAAAGCTTCTTTCTCTGTTTGGTCTTTCCAAGCATTACGTAAATAATGAAAGTCTGTATACCCCGCTTGTAATGTACCAATAAACGTACCAGCTTTAACACGAGCATTTAACTCTTCTTGAGTTGTAACATCTGATACATTCACTTCAACAAGGTTACAATATTGGTTAGGGTTTAGAGCAATCTCACAGCAAGGGTTAGCACCCATGTCATAATCATTAGTCCAGAAAATACCTGGTTCACCTGCACCTGAGTCTTGTACTCGTTGCCACACTTTAAAGAATTGTTCTTTAGTAATGTAGTCTCGATGTAACACTACAGAATTGTTAGCACGGCCTCGTTGTGGATTACTTTCCCACCAATCACCAGCCTTAGCTGCAAGCATGTCCAAGTCATCATGGTCAAACAAGCTAATTAAAGCAGCACGTCTAATCCCACCAGAAAGCACAGCATCTGCAATGTGACAAACCATATCATGTACTTCAATTGGTGATAGCTGACGTCCAATAGCGTTGTTAAGAACAGAACGAAGCTTATCCAAACAAATTCGTAAAGGGTCAGGTCCAGGAGCTTTCCCGCCTGAGGTAATGAGTCTAGCCCCTTTAGGACGAATATCCCTAAAGTCAAACACAGGGTCAGACTTACCCAACGTATAAGCTTTAATAAGCACTTTAACGGCATCTGCCCACCCCTCAATAGAATCTCCTACTAGAAACCGCCTTTGTTTGCTCGTTGGACCCTGTATACTAGGGAGTTTCTCCACATGGCACTTTTGAACCGAAAACCCGACTCCCGAACCTCCAAGTAAATTAAACATCGTTTCACTAAAGATAGCTGGGTGATTAGCAGGGGAATAAGCACAATTGAACATACGGTTATTAGCAAGCTCAATAGGAGAGCCTCCAAATTGCAAAGAACGCATTGAAGGTAATACTTGGCGATTGTATACATATTTGTAAGTTTCCTTAATTTCTTTTTTAAGTTGTGGATATTTACGAATGTGCATTGCCATATTTCGTTCTACTAATTCTTCCCATGTCTCTCTACGTTCTAATTCAGGGATGTACTTTGCATACTTATTAAAGATTGTTACATCACTTAGGATTTTTTGACTAATATCCATGTTATTCTTTCTTATTTTTGGGTGGTTATATAAATTAATCGGAGGAAACCATATCAAAGGCCAATTTACAATTCTAACTCTCCTATGATATGTTCTGCCATATCCTCGATTTTATCTGAAAAAGCATACACTATATCTTCTGTTGTCAATTTCAATAAATCAATGAGGTCTACTTCGTCTACTTGCTCTATGATTTTCTCTTGCAACTCTTTAAGTGTTATCATTTTCAAATTCTTTTAATAGTTCTATGAAGTGAATTGCTTTGTCTAAATCTTGTATACCACCTTTATCTCGCCATCTACATAAGTATTTTATAGCAGTTGCTTCTAAATATCCAATGTTATTTTTATGGCAAAACTCAGCAGGTTGTATAACAAACTTTTTGTAATGATTGCCTCCAATCATATAACTAAGAGCTGATGGTTTTCCAAGTGTGTCTTTTTCTAATGTGATAGATTGTTCCAATTGTAACTCCATATTTATTAGCTAAATTTTTTACTGCTTCATTATCTTGTTGTAAAATCTCTAACACTTGTAATTTAGATAATTTGTTAGTATTTACTTTTTCACCATGTACCCAAGTTCCATGATTTTTACTATCGTTTGAGTTTTGTTTATGTGTTCCCCAATATAAATTATCTACATAATTATTATCTTTACTTCCATCTTTATGTAAAACTATTGGTAAATTTTCATCATTTTCTAAAAAAGTTTCTGCAACTAATACATGAACACGTTTATCTTTTCTTTTACCTAAATTATTTACTAGGCAAACTTTTAAATATCCGTCTTTATCAACAGATGGAATTAAAATATGATTAGTATTTTTTGAATAATTTCTATAAGGTTTTGTTGACTTTATATTTCCATAAAAATCTATAAAATAATTAGAAAATCCTGGAATTTCATAAAAATCATGCCAACCTTGCTTATCTAAAGCATTTTGAAACTTTGCTGCTAACTCTGCTTTGTCTATCAACCACTTTTCATCACTTTTCTTTTTCCATTCTATATAAGCGGGTGATTCATAATCAGGTAGTCCCATATCGTCTCCGTAAGTATTTTAAGCTAATTGGCATCTCATCGAATGAACCATTTTGTACATCGTGTAAGACGTATAACCCTCTCCAATGATTGTTTGTTTGATGATTTAAGTAGTGCTCGTCATGTTCATAACAGCTCCCTGCAATGAGGGCAGTCATTTCTGAGCCGTCTGCTCTTTTTCCATAAGCAATGTCTCTACCTTGTTGGTGGCCAGCGATACAAGACTGATGATGCTTTGTAAGAAGAGCACGAGCGGTAGTGCAAGGATTGCCCATAACACCACTAACAAAATAATGACAGAAAGCAATACCTTCAATAACAATCGGTTCAAGAAACGGGACAGTAGTCCAACCCATCTTTTCATATTCTAAATCCTTTAAAGAAATAAGTCCGTCTAACTTTGGGTCGTTCTGAATAGCTCTGTTTATCCTGTGTTCATGATTACCATATAACATGTACATCTCAGGTTTCCAACGAGTTTTTTTATTCTTAATACGATTGTTTTGTTCTTCTCTAATAGGGGCTAATAACACTTCCATCGCTTCAATTGAAGCTTTAATATCAGCCTTATAGCGTTGTCCTTCCATACTCTTACTACCTGCTTTGTCATGGCTTGATAGGCTGGGCATGTCTGCAAAATCCCCTAGCATCACAATAATGTCTGGAAGCATATCTACACAATATTGACCAACATAAGAAAGAAAGTCTGTATTGTCTCCTGGCCTAATTTGTGTGTCTGGAATTACAAATATTCGTTTACTCATAACCTACATTCCCATTCTGACCTATGTGGTCGGCTCTATCTTCATCAAAGTAGGGGTCAATAGTGGCTCTCCATTCATCCCAGTGAGTCCAGCTATCTCCTAAGTCATTGTACGTCTTATTTGCTATACCAAAAGCAGGAGTGACGTCTGCCCAAACCTTACTACCACGCTGCAAATATTGAGCACCAATTTCTATTAAAGGGGTATTCCTTAGATAATGTTCTTTAGGTAATCCCTTCAAATCCTCAATCATTTTTACCCTCGTTCTTTGGATGAAAAGCACAAACTCGACATTTAGTAAGTGTGTTTACTAAGTAGGTACAATCATTATAGCATGAAGGTTTAATCTTGTCAAAACCTTCTTTAAATTTACCTGAATTACCTCTAGATTTAATCTCATCACCAGTAATGTCATTTTTTGCTGCCATTTCTAGTTCCTTTCTCTAGCTTAGTTTTCTTATCGTGGCAAGGTTTGCAAAGCACTTGTAAATTATCTTTACCACAAAAAAGTCGTTTAACAAATACATCCCAATTTTCAAATCCCACTTCTGGGTCAACTACTGGTAGAACATGGTCTACGTTCACTTCTTTAGCTGGAAACTCATGCTTACATTCTTTGCAAGTGTAATGTAAACTTTGTCTTCCTGTCTTTGGGTTTAACTTTTTTCCCCAGAGAGCCTCTTTAAGGGTTTCATACTTGGGAGGATACCTTCTAAATCCACCCCTAAGAGTTGAAGTAATAAATGCTCTAAACCTTCCTTCTGTCCATTCCGTAGTTTTAGGTTTACTAGATTTCCTCGCCATAAAGTTCCCGTAAAATGGCTAGGCGATATTTCTCAAAATCTGAATATTTCATAATGTCTGACAACACTTCTAAATATCCAAACACTTTATGATGGTCATTATCATTTTCCATTTCAAGTCGTAAGTTCTCTTGAAGAGCTATAACCATCTTGGGTTCTAATTCCATATACTCATTTAAGTCCATTATATCGCTCCTCATAACTATCCTCAAAACTACGTAAAATCCATAAGCAAGAAGCGTTCATAAGAAACTCCTCTTCATGTCCATACTGCTCTAATACAATGTCCAGCATTTCTTTTTCTGTAGTGCAATCTTCCAACAAGCGTTTCGCTTTGACATCACCAAGACCAGCAATACCCTTAATGTTATCAGCTTTATCACCTTTTAAACATTGTTCATAAAAAAGACGTAGACCTTCGGTTTCTGTTTGGATAATTGTCTTTTCATCTTTTTGCCATTTAGATGTACCAAAGGCCCACTGAAAATGTAGGCCTGGAATCATTAGTAAATCTTTATCAAGAGAGCAAATTACTGTAGAACTATTTTCTTTATCTTGGAAAATGCCCATGTAATCATCAGCTTCCATTTGATGCTCTGTAATTTCTGCATTAAGTTTATCGCAAGCAAGTTCTCGTAAAGCTTGTAAGTGAATAGGTTTAGGTTGAGTGCGATTAGCTTTATACTCAGGGTAGATGGTTTTACGAAAGTTACCTTTCCCTGATAAAAATGCTCTGTAACTATCGGAATTACTCTTGACAAGGATTTGGTCTAGCAACTCTTCCATACGAAAAACTGCAACACTTTCTTCCTCTTGTTCAGCACTAGCAGCACAACGGTAGCACACTAAATCCATATCAATGAGGGCTTGCATTATTGCTCTCCATCATCCAGTCAAGTACCACAATAGTAAATCCACCAGCACAAAAACCAAGAGCAAAAGCTCCAGAATAACAAATAAGATATTCAATCATCATATCTCCTAAAAAAGAAGGGGGTACTCGCTCACGAGTCGGTACACTTTCCCCCCTAAAGTGAGCAAACTTTAGTATGGAATATCTGAATCCATTTCATCTACAAGCATGTCAATAGCACTAGGAGCTTGGGATACAAAAGATACAAACTTCTCTGCTAAAGAAAACACTGCTTCCTCTGTAGGAGGTGTTTTAGCACCTACTGTAAGGACTTCGATAGCGTTTGATAGGCTAGACTGTCGAATAATGTATCGTTGTCTAACTGCTCGTTCCTCTTTAGTTTCGTAATTGCTGCCTGTAACTCTTGTACCGCTACTTGGTGCTGTGTTAGGAGTATTTGGAGTAGCAGGAGCTGCTCCCCCTTGGTTAATTCCTGTCCAGTCCCAGTATCCTGTCTTTTCATTCTTGACCGATGTGACATCTACTGAATCACCTTTCTTAGCAGTCTCAAAGTATTTAAACACTGTTGGGTTAGTAAATGACATCAACTTCTTTTCAGCAATCTTACCACCACTACGATAAGTCACTGTCAATTGCCCGTAAGTGCCTTTACCATTACTACTTGGCTTATCTTCACGAACAACATCTACAATTTCAATTTGCATATCTATTTCCTTTACTCATATTTAAATTATGTGGAATAACTTGTAAATTATGTTCTACATGTAATCCACAAACTATTGGGTTATTCAAAGGAATAATATGGTCTACGTCCCATTGAAATCCCATTTCTTTACTACGTCTTCTTGCTAAATCATAAATTTCTTCTATATAAAACTTGTTTACCCAATTAGGAGAAGCCCCTAATCTTCTTGCTCTATATTCTGCTGATTTATTATTATACTTTTCTTTATTTTTTTCATAATGCTTTTTACTTCTTACTCTTCCTTTTTGTAAGGATTCTTCTGATAAAGGAACTCCTTTCTTTTTATCATTTTGTTTTTTAGAATTTAAATTTCTTTTTTCTTT